CCTGTAAGGCCGTGAATGTAGACGCCGACGTACGGTTGCACGTAGCTGGGACGATAGAAGCTAATGGTATTGTCGTAGCCTGTCACAGGGTCGGCGACAGTCACGCTTGTCGTGCCGTTCGTAAAACACCCAATCGTTTTCTTCAGGTAGATGCTCAGTGCAACCGCGGCGCTCACGCCGCCTTCAACGACCATCGTAATGCTGTGCGCAGGATTTCCCCAACTGTCGGCACTGCCGGTAGGATTTTCGATTGAAGTACCTGGACCGCCGGGCGTGGGATAGCCAGTCGCAACACGCGTAACACCGAGCGTTGCAAGCACCGCCGCTATCGTTGCCGTAATCGGCGTCAGCGCTGGAAGCGCGACACTGATAGATTGGCGCGCACGCAACTGGCTGTCGGCTTCTACACCGTTGCCGGGTACGGCTGCGGCGGCGTTCGTTACCGTGCCGCTCGGCGCCGTCCACCCGCTTTGCGGCGTAGAAATTATATTGATGGTGCCAGGTTCGGCCGTGATGTTGCCAGGCGTAGTGCAGGTAACGGTGACGTTGATGCTACCGCCAGTTATCGTAGTCGGCGACGGCAATGCCCAGAGGTTTCCGTTCTGATCTTGTGCAAAGCCGTTCGGAATAATAGTGCCGGCTGTGCCGACAACCGTCACGGTCGCCATGCTGTACGTGTACGGATCGCGCGCTAAGCCGTTCATCTTGATGCTACGGTCGAGACCTGTGCCGACAGCCGTCTGCGGACTGGCTTGATTGTACGCCAGCTGCAGTGCCGTGTTCTGATCGGCCTGCTTTAGGCTTATGATGCTAAGCAGTTGGTAGATGGCTGCATCCGGCCCAACATACTGGTTCTGGCCATAGATGTTGAGAAACCCACTCAAGTTGTCGTTAAGTATCGACGGGTATGCATTGACGACAAGTCCGGCCGGTCCTATAGAGGGCGGTAAGTATGCAGGCGTGCTCATCCGTACCTCCTCTTATGCGTTAAGCGCTGCCGATTGTCCAGGCAAGTTGCTGATGGTTACGAGTCCAAATAACGTTACTGCCGTCACTGTGCATTGAAACTGACCATCAACGAAGTTTACTTGTGCGTCCACCGTGCCGGTTACGTACGGCGCGCCTTGCACATTCTGCTGCACAGCCAGCGCCATCGCGTTGAGGCCCTTCTGCGAGCCAAGCTGGCCCAACATAAGTTGAAGCACTGGCAAGCCGAGGTTAAGGTTTTCCCACCATTCACCGAGCAGCAATTTCAACCGCGTGAGTATAGCCTGTTGCACGGCGTAGATACCGGTTAACGATGTGCCGTCGGCGAACACGGGATCGTTCTGCGCATCAAGCGCTAGGTACGAGATGCTTGGCGTAGTCGCCATGGAGTCATTGCCCTTTCAAGACCGTTGTTTCTGAAGTTGCCGGTATCGCTGGACCGGCGTAACCTAAGCCAACTAAGAACGGTTGTATATGCGCGACGTACCATTGGTACCAAGTGTCGTTGACCAGCGCAAGCGGCGTGCCGGACGTGGCGTTGACATTGGCTTCCGGTGTCGTTATCTGCAAAGCACTGCTGGCGTTCACCGTTACGTTGTCCCCGGTCACGGTAACGCCCGCTTCCGCTACATCGATGATCGTGTCGCCGTCGTCGCTGCGCACTTGTAGTGAGCTCGTCGAGTAATTCTCAAGTACGTTCGGTTTGCTCCACATGCCTGGAAAGAATCCACAGTCGTGTATATGATGACGGCGAATTTCGTTCTGCACTTGACTGCCAGACGCCACTGCCGGCACTTCTACAGAATTTGCCTCAGCAAGCACATTGGCCGCGACCGGAGCATTGTTCTGCCCGTTGACCCACCAAAAGTCAAAGCACATATCACAAAAGACGAGCATGCCTTCATCGCCTTTAGCGACTGGGATCGTAATGCTATATCCGCCGCCGCGCGGCATCACGACCGGCACCATGATAATTGGCGGCACGTCATACCACTGCGGCCCGGTGTCGGTTCGCACTTGCTCCTGCAACGCTATTTGCACTGTGACTGTTTGCGTTACAGGATCGATGGGCGTCGTCGTAAAAGCCGGCGTGGCGACGCGCAAATCGTTTAACGCCTGCTTCAGCACCGCCTTCCACTGCGCACTGTCTGAACGATTGACTTGGTTCGGCGTGAGTTGAAGTAGCGGATTTGGACCAGGCGTTGTCGCCATCGAATCTCCTTACGGTGTGTAAAGACTCAGCAGTGTTTGCGCGTATGCCGTACTCCAACCGGTAACTTCGGTTTGCCACTCATTGCCACGCGTATCGCCTGTGTGGCGCACCTGCGCTACGAAGAACAACAAGTTGGATGTAAGCGCGGTCGGCAACTCACTGTTAACGCTCGGTGTACGCTCTAATTGTGTCACCTGCGTACGAACAAGTTGCACAAGTAGCGGCGGCAGTTGTACCTTAAGACGCGGATCTAACAACACCGTGAAAATCACGCCCTGCTGAATCTGTTGCGGCGTTCCGATGATCGTCTCATACGTGTTATTTGGCAAGCCTAACGACTGACCGGTGTAGCCGGGCGGAAACGGCGGTGAGTACACGTAAGCCGGCGTTCTATTACCGGTGTCTACTTCGCTGATGTATGCCTGCTGGCCGTCCTGCCACTGTTGTATGAAGTTGCTATCCGCGACTTGCTGCAAATACTTCGCTACCTTGCCGAACACGGTATTGCCGCGCGGATATTGAACGGCATTAAGCCGCGTGCTCGCAGCGGTGCCAAGCGTTCCCTGTCCAGTCGTTAACGGTGGCAGACCGATCTGCGACGCCATTTTTGACACCAACTGCGCTTGACTGCTAAACGGACCGGTAGCAAAGGCCGTGATGTTATCCATAACAAATGGATTGGCGACGCAATGCAACGTCGTCTTCTGGTCTACAACGGCTTCGCGCGTGAACAGCGTTTGAAACACAGGCCCATCCCAAATGGTGCTGTAGATGTTCGGACCTGTTTGAAAACCGGCTTTCAGCGTCGCCCACGTCGCGTTAAGAAGTATGTTCTGCGCTGTCTGGTCATTGAGATTGTAGATGCTTATGTCGGCGTACCAGAATGGCGATGAGTTCATCGCTTGCAATACGTCGAACGTCATGCGCAGTGCACCCGGCTCCCAGCTATTCGACGTTACAGCATATTGCTGTGATCCACCGGCCGTTGCGTAAGTGACCGTGAGCTCCCAAGCCTGTCCCCAGTACGGCGTCGATGAGGTGCTCACTTTGAATCTACCTCACCGCGCTCAAGGTACTCATCGTAGTTACCAACATTTAGTAACCTACCGTTTTTCTTTTGTACCCAAGCACTTGGTCCTTTGACGTATGCCGTTGGCCACTGCTTAAGTAATCGCGCCGTCCATTGTTGCTTCGACTCTTCGCGTCGATCTGTCGTTGGCAGCACGTCTTTTGTCTGCGCCGTATGTAACACGCTATCTTTTTTACGACCGCACACTTTGCAAAAATTTGGGTTTTCATGCGGTTCGTTTTTGTGTGTATTAGGATTCCATCGTGATGTGCTTTGCCCAGGTTTGAACTCATGCGTGACGTGTGATGTTGCGTCCATCACAGCATCAAGTGCATCATGCATGCGTGCTCTAAACATTGTCACCCCATAACAGCGAAAACTGCCCGAGCGTAGTCGGCCCTGGATAGTCAACCGGCGCGTTGCCGGTGTTCAACAAATACGCGCTACCGATGTTGAGGTATTGATACTGCGCCAGCATGTTGGCCGATGGATACCAACCCGTCACCAGTGGAACGGAGGCGATCAGCAAATTACCGTTTACGCCGCTTATCGCAAGTTGCCAGTAGCCGGCCATTTCTGCGTAGCTAAGCGATAAGTTAAGCGTCAACGGCGCGCCGTTCACGGTCAGTTGCACTGAGAACGTTTGATTTGGAGACGATGTGAGCCGAACTATCTGACTGCTCATTGCGGCGCCTGCAATGTGCTAAGATTGTTGATGTTCGTGCTAGAGTAACTACCGGCGCCAGGCACGTCAACAGAGCTTCCGCTTTGTAAGTAACCAAGTAAGCTAGACGTAAGATCGGTCAATGACGTGCCTACAGGATTCACTGGAACGCCGAACTGGTTCTGCGTCGTGCTCGATACGGGCTGCGTGCCTGTCTGTCCAAGGCCGCTGCTGTCGGTAGTGTTCGACCGCGCGCTGTTCGGCACAGTCGCCACCGTAGCCGTGTATATCTCAGTAAACTCCACGCGCATGCGCAAACCGGTAATGGTCTTGTAATCCTCGCGCGGCGAAATACTGGCGATAACCATGTTGGTGTACGTGCGCAGTCTGGTGACAACGGTAAGCGGTTGGCGCGCGGCTTGCAGCGTCTGCATCTGCTGGTATGCGCTAACGCTCTTCGATGTGTTACCGCTCCATGTAGACATAGTGCTTGGGCCGCTGCCGTCAAGTTGCTGACTGCCTGCAGCGTATTGGTCTACAGTGTCGCTCATCAACACCGCCATCACCAAGCGCGCCGGCACGAGGTACGCATGACTGCTTATATCCGCGCCGGTCTGCACCGGATGCCGCGTGACTTCCAACCGCTGCTCATGCTCTAAGTCGAGCACTGCATCGAATATGTACGTCACAGTGCCGACCGCGGACGGCGACAAATCTACGGAAGACGTTGATAAGTCCTGCGTTGACTGTTGCATCTGCTGCGGCACCGTAATCGACACCATCGGAGGTCCGACCCACTGTGGCGGCCGGTAAAGGCCTGATGCAGAATAGCTACCCATTACCGGCCTCCTTTAATAGCTTGAAC